TTTACGCTTTTCAGCGTCCTGTCGAGCTTTTACTTTTACATTCATCATGTCTTGATGATAATGCTCAATGTGCTTTAAAAAATAGATACAAGTTTTTTTATCTTCTATCTCATGAACATCTAAAACGGTGCCCAATGCAGATAAATCTTTACCCATATAAAAACCTGACATTCCATCCCATCGGTCTGAAAGTAAGTTATGTATAAAAAACGCTTCTTGCACCTCTCTAGGGTATATATCCATAGTTGGAGGCATTTTTTCAGGGTCAGGCTCTTGATTTAGTTGCTCACAAACTGCGAGATACTTATCTAAATCAATTCCTGTGTCCTTAAAGTGTCTTTTTATTAACGCAAGTATTTGTATTACTTGCGTTGAGTAAAATTATCCAGATCTCCTACAGTATCGGTAACCCATTGGTCGAAGTCTGCTGCGTTTCTCATTAGAGTCTCCGCATTTTCTTGAGAATACTCAAGTTCTTCGTCTTTGGCCACTCCGCTTGTATCTACTAATAGAAGCTCTTCTAAGTAAGAATACTTTAGCCCTTTCCAATTTTTGATGATTGATTTGCAATATTCGTGTAAGAATGTTTCTTCATCGAGTTTTTCTTCAAATGCTCTAGTTTTCTTATTAAACGTATTTTTTAAGCATCTACTTCTGAGTTTTAGTAACTCTTCTCGACTAAGGTAAGTCAAATCTACAACAAATCCATCGAATCCTGGAAAGTCGATTGATACTGTCTTGCTTGGAGTTAATAAACTCTTCAGTGATACTGGTGTTTTTACTTCTTTTTCTGTCATAATATTCCTATAAAATGGGAGAGCCGAAGCCCTCCCTGTTTATGTTTAAATTAGCTTACGTAAGTAATGCCAACTTCATTTGTAGCTGAAGCGGCTGTACCTGATGATAAGTCTGTTGATAAGCCATGGAAGGCTACATCTACGGACACTACATCTTCGAAACTATGTGTTGGTAATTCTAAATGTGCTTTTGCAACTTGAACATTTGCTCTTGGAGTATTACCACTACCTCCAATGCTGAATGTTAAATCAAATGCGTTTGTAATTACACCACGAGATTCTTGCAATCTCTCAAATAAGTCAAGTGAGCCATTTGCAGTATCGTTTAGATAACAAGTGAAGTTACCTGATACTGACCTTGTACCCATGACATGACCTAATGGTAAATTAACTGAACCTAATGTTTCTGGTGTTAAGTAAGTAAGATTATTTTCTATTGTAATATTACCTCCTGTTAATGTAACACCATATGTTACATCATTTCCGTCAACATTCAATGCGCCTAATGTACCTGTTGATTCTGATACATCAAAGCTGATTGCTAAGTCTGTTAATTTTTGTCTAATATAATTACTTGTTGAACTAATGCCTTCGTCAATTAAGCCTAAAGCAGTTGTTCCTGAGCTTTCTGTGTTAAGAGAAGCTACTTCTTCAACTGATTGACCATTTCCAGACCAAGCAATTTGTGCTAATCCTTCTATGTCAAAGTCAATTGAAGCTGAACCGACTGAACAGTTTGCTAATTTATAAACTGTTACGCCTTCTGTTCCTGTTGTATACAATGCTGTAGAAGTATCTTTCGAGGCTCCTAGTACAAAGTATAAATCAAATACCCCTAGTGTTACTTGGTTAGAGTTTCCAAAATCAAAATGCTTCGGCTCATAAGTCGCTGCATTGTTTGCAAAATCTCCTGTTCCATTACTTCCAATTGCTCTATCGTACGTATTCGCCGACATAGCTGACCATAGAGGTCCTTCTATTGCAAAGGTGTCTCCATTACCAGCATGTTGGCCCGAAGCGCCAGCACTGCCGCTTCCTGAAGTCGTAGGTCTCATGTAAGTAGTCATACTCCACTCTGCCGGTGCAAAAGAGTCAGTAAACATTGCTCTACCTCTTTTACTATACCCAGTTGAGTTAGCAGCTTCACTAAGAGTTACTTCTGATGTATTTGTGCCTTGGCTAAATGAAAATCCGTCTAATACAGGAATCTCGTATAGAGCTGTATTAGCTGTCGTATCATCATGTGTCCATTGCATAAACACTTTGGTATCTCTACTAAAGAAAAATGCCATTATTTTCTCCTATTTAATATCGAATCTCGCAAGTGATTTCACCCACTCCCAGAGGTTCGAGAACTCCTTCATCTGTGTCTACTGTACCGATTGTTGTCTGTACCGTAGATTGAGATGTACCTGTCGAATCATAGTACGTGAGCGGATCATTATCCTCCAGTACTGTTTCAACATCTTCTAACAATTCTTCGAGTGCTTCAATGACATCATTGTCATCTGAAACGTAACATCGAACCGTTATTCTTAAAAATCTAAATCGAAAGCCACCGCCATCGTATTCTCTTGTTTCAGTTCCTGCTCCAATATGGATGGCAGGGAACTCTGTGACTTCGTCCCAAAACTTGAGTCTTCTTTCTACACTTTGTACCGAACTTCTGAAAGGCGGTCCACCATTTATGTTCTCAAGTTTTTGTGCGAGTGCTTCAACTATTGCTCGGCGTCGCGTGGTATGTTTCCTTGCTAGTGCCGCGTCCATTAGTCTACTGTTACTCCAAACTTTGCCCCAACTATGCTGGTGGCTATTTCTCTGACTGACCTTTTAATTAATGCTTCAGGGTTTCTTTGAGGAGTATACTTTTTACCTCCTGGTGCAAATGTTGAGTATGGGTCAGTCATATAACTTGCCTCAATCATTGTGTTTCCGCCCCTTGGCCCTTGTGTTACATTATCTACATTTACTGAGTTTGCAAATCTACCTGTTCTATAATTTAATGCAGGACTTGTCATATTCTTTGCAACTACTTTAGGTAAAAGTTCATTTAGTAAGTTTCTTAACGCCATTGGATTTTCTCCTGCTGCTTGTGCTACTTTACCTTGTGCTGCTCCTCTTCCTCTCGGAGGTCTTTTACCTTTAGCATTTCGTGTAGATTTTCTAGCATATGCCGCGGTGGTTAAAGAAACTATATCTTGTACAACTTCGTTTATAGTCTCACCTTTTCCTTGTGCTAGTATACTTTTATTTACTTTGTACCTCATATCAGGATTTGTTTTATGAGCAAAAAGATTTTGAACTATTTGCTTACTTCCAACTTCAACAAGCCTTTTCTTTGGACTCTTTGAAGCCTGATAATTAGGGTTTGTAAACTTATGCAACATTGCTCTTTCAACACTATTAGCAGCTACTTCTAGTGGATGTCTATCTGCTCTAGTATGTTGATAAGTATTAACTACATCATTTGCCAAAGTCATAACAATTTCAACTTGGCTAGTATGTTTTATAGCTGAAGACATTGATTTTCTTTTTATCTTCAATCCTGCAGTTATACCATCAATTGCTTCTTCTACAAGTTTATCTACTACTCCAGAAGTACTAAGTTTGCTTTTCATTGCAGCTCTAGTAGCAACTGTTTTGGCATGTTTATTTAAAACTTCCATCATATTTACTGAAGGAACCGTTGTATCACTTCCTCCAGTTCGAGTGCCAATAGGCTCTCCATGAACTCTTCTTCTGTAAGAACCTTCTCTTGGCATACTGCTTTTAAGAGTTCCTCTACTAACTACTGGTTTTCTTCCACCTAATCCAAAAGGTTTACCAGAATTAGCCATAGCGCCTGAAGTCATGTCTTTGATAGTATTATCTATACACTCATTCATTAAGTTTCTAACAACTACATTTTGTGTGTCTCCACCACCAAATGCGTGTTTTTTACCGTAAAAACTTGCAAGGTATATTGCTGTTACGTCTACGCCTGTTTTATATATTGCAACAGGATAAAGTTTTGTTTTTTGTCCTATAGTGCTATTTGCTATTGCTTTAGCATCTTTTATAGTCTTAGTAACGTTATATCCTAGGCTTCTATGTTCTGCTGCGATATTTTTAACATCAAACACTTTTTTCCAGTTTCTTTCAACATGAGATTTTAACTCATTTACTTCATCTCTAGTAAATAATGCTGTACCACCTGTAGATGCAATATGTTTTTTAACTGCTGGAGTATTTATATAACCATCTAGTATTAGAGTTGTTATAGTATCAACCCCATGTTTTTTGTCAAATATAAATCTAATTCTATGATTTTTATATTGATCGTTTCTAGTTTTTAAATCATTCTTCATCGTTGACTTAATGTCTTTGATGATAGATTTTATTGCCATTAAATAACTACTCTATATAAATCAAGTACTCTTTTTATATGGTCTGGAAAATCAGAATTATCTCTAATTCCAGAAGTTCCTTGATTCTGAACTTGAGCGCCACCTAAAGTTTTTCTTTCTTTATGTTCGTCTTTCATGTAATAATTTACTAAATCGAACAAGGCAAGTTGTAAATCTTTTGGAGTACTTGAATATCCAGCAGTATATGTAATTTTAACTGCTCCAACACCCTTTGCCCAACTTCTGGGTTCTCCATTTTTAGTTGTTCTTTGTATTGAGTCTGATTCAGTATCAGCATAGTACTCATAATTACCTGTAGTTAATTCTACATAAGGTTCTGAGTAAGCTGTTCGTTCTTCTACTTTAGTAACTGAAACTAACGGGCTTTCACTCAAAATTATAGTATTAGTGTAGTTATCTGTTATGCTAAAAGTTTCAACTTTTGCTGAACTATAATAGTCTAAAAAAGATATTCCACAATACTTCTTAACTAAATCAGAGACCTGAGGTATTATAACAGCTAAACGATCGTCATCCTTTTCACCTCGGATGCCTTCTGCGTCTTTATATTCTGATACTGTTAGTAAATCTGCCATAGTTAAAAAGGGTGGGTTTAAGGAAACCCACCAAAACCGTAATTAGCTATTAACTAGCTTTATACATTTGACCCCATTTAGAAGTTGCACTGTCAATTAAGTCAGTGAATCCTAATCTCTGAGAAGCCACTAGGACTCTTCTTTGATTAGCTACTTCGTAGTCTGATTCAATTGTAACACCTCTTAATCTAGGCATTACATAGTTTCTTGGGTATACTGCAATAGCGTTAAACTTAGCAGCAGCTTTAGTTGCGAACTCGTCACATAATAGTACTCTTGATCCGAATACTTGTCCGATTTCACCACTTAGCTTAGTAGCCATGTCGCCAACTAGGTTAGCGTCTTGGAACTCTGCATCTTCAAGTAGGTTATAGTACACATCTTGTGATACGATATAAACTACGTCTGATGGGTTAACACCATATTTGCCCATATTCTTTCTTAGTCCAAGTAAGTCAGCAGCTGTCACACTATCACCAGCAGCGTAAGTTCCGCTTGGTTGTGTGTAGTCACTGTCGTTTCTTGCAAGGTGTAATAACCCTTCAAAAGATGCACCGCCAGTACCAAAAGCACCATCAGCGTCGTCACCAGCTAGGATAGCATTTTCGATTGCTCTAGCGTGTGATCTTACCATTTGCTCTCTAATTAAAGGAAGGATTGGTAAAATTGCATCTTCTTCAGTCTCATTACCTAAGTATGATTGTGAGATTAATTTTTTGGTTGAAAGAGTTCTTTCAGTCATGTCAACACCACCGAAAGGAGCTCCATAAGAGTCGCCTCTCTCAGCTAGGTTACCGTGAGGTGAACTACCTGATGCAGTTTGTGCTGATGCAAACTCAGCATATCCACTATCTGGTAAGATAGGAATAATCATGTTTGCAGAAGTCATAGCGATTTCTCTAAAAAGAGGTGCTAAGACTAATTCATTTTGAATATCTCTTTCGATATTTGTTGATACGATTTGTTCAAAATCTGCTGATGAAACACCAACGCCTGAATGTGCGTTAACTTTTTCCATCAATGATTTTGACATATCACTGTTCCAGCCTTTACCTGTGGCTAGACCTGCGAACTTAGCATCTATAATATCTTCTTCGAAGGCTTTTTTCCAGTCGCCTGAGCCTTGTCTATCAGCAAAATGTCTTTTAGAATCACGCATATTCATGATTTCTTCTGACTTTTCGCTTAATTGAGATTCAAGTTCTTTAACTACTTTTTCAAGATCTTCTTGTTTTTCGTTAACTCTTCTCTCAACATCTGACATAAGCTTTTCAGCTCCTGATAATCCAGCTTCGATAATTGTTTTTGTTTCTACCTGTTTTGCTTCTTGAACAGCCTGTTCATTAGCTTCTACTTCAGCTTGCTTTTCAGCCGCCTCAGCTTGTGCTTTTTCTTGTGCTGCTTTCGCTTCGGCTTGCTTCATAGCAATTGAAGTTGCAGTTTTTTCCGCTACTTCTCTTGCAAATGCTTCCAAGTCGATTGAAGTTTCAGGAGATTTCTTTTCTTCTGACATATCAGTCTCCATTTTTGAGGATTTCTCCTCGCTTGGCTGCTCAATTTTAACAGCGTCTGCTGCTGCGGTTGAGTTAGCCTTTAAAAATTGCTTTTTGAACTCATTATATTCGTCTATACTATCAAATGATTTTGACAATCCAAAGGTTGCACCCTGATTGCAAGGTATTGATACTACAGATACTTCAAATAATTCTGCGTCCTTAATCTTATATCCATCGGTTTCTGTCATATAATCAGCATCCTTGACTTTGAAACCAACGGAAAAGGCTCCAAGGACACCATCCTTAACTAAATCTTTTATATCACCAGCAGCTTTTGATATTCTACCAGTAATTTCTAAACCTTTGTCAGTAACTTCTAAACTAGTAGCTCTGCCTATTGGTCTATTATAATCATGGTTAAATAGTAGGATAGGATTCTGTTTAAAGTTCTCTAATCCGCCTTTCGTCCATGCTTGTGCTTCAATTATATCACCGGCTCTATCTAGTGCATTTGTACTTGCAGAACCTTTAATATCAATACCGCCATCATCATTCTCTCCTAATGATTTAAAAGTATTAGTCCAGTGAAAGATTTTACTTGACATCCTTTTTCTCCACTTTCACAGTCTTTTTAGGAGCTACCTTCTTAGGTGCTTCTTTTTTAACTGGTGCTGGTACAGGATATCTTTTAGTAACTACTGATAATACTCTATTCCATGAACCGAGCTGTCTTCTAAGAAGATAGTCTTTTACTGGAACATCATTACCAAAGTTTTTGTATTCGGCTAATGTCATTGTTTCAACGCCTTTTGACGCTATGAAATCTGACAAAGCCTTTATCATCTTGTCTTTTGTCATAATTATTCTTCCTCGCTTGGCGGGCTTTCTTGTGGTCTGCCGCCTTCTTCTGGGTTGACTGCTGAACCTGCGATATTTGCAGGAACTCTTGGTGTATCAAACCCTTCAACTCTTTCAAGTCTTATCGCCTCCCTTGCTTCATTCGGTGTCATAATACCTGTGTTGACAAGTGTGGCGTAATAACCAGCTTGGTCTCTTAGTTCAGGCTGAAGTGCAGGTATATTACTTACATCTTCATCAAGTTTGAAACCGAAATATCTCTCGAAAGCACACGCTATTTTGTTAGTAATAGGTAGTATGGTTTCTAAATAATATAGTCTATGGTTAGGTCTAATATTTGCATTATTGCCACTATCCAGTAGAATTGGTGGAACACCTAGTGCTTCTAAAATTGTCTTCTCATTAGAAGCAATTGCTTCTTGGAAATCCAAGTTTTTAAAGTTTACTTCACTTAGGTTTTCTACCTCTAAACCACCGTCTAAGAACAATGGTCTACGTCCGCCAGACTGAGGATTGTATCTAGCAACCCAAGCCTGTAACATTCTTTCCTTAATTTTCTCAGAAAGAGTATTTGGCGACTTTAGTACCAATCCTGGTACTGCTCCATTTTTAAAGAAGTTATCCTGAAACCTTCTCATACTTCCAAGTAACTGCATAGT